GGTATTTTCATTTTTTTCCTTTTTTTGGTGAAATACTTCATACCAAGTATCACACTCATCACAGTTATACATACTTACAATAGTATGTTTTGAATCTGGATAAGTATCCTCGGTATCATAGTCATTATTCCATCTTACTTCTGCATTACAGTAAAAACATTTCATTTTTTCTTGTTGTCTTTCATTTTTTTAATTTCTAATTCACAGTAATGAATTATTTTTTCTAAATCTTCTATCTTATTTTTAAATAAATATCTGCAAACATATTTAACAACGTTCCCCTGAAAGAATGAAAGATTATTTTTTGAAATAAATTCATATGGTTGAATTACAAATTTTTTATAATGACTTCCTCCCACCTGCTTATCTTGTGGAAAGGCATCATCAAATATATTTTTATTGGTCATAGTTTGCTGCTCTTTTTTCATATAATTTTTTTAAATTTTTTAAAAACCCTTCTTCCCATACCCAGAATCTATCAGTATATGATTCCATATTACCTGGCATTCCAACATAAGAATACGAACGATCTTTTTTAATCCATGATCTAGGTATCCACATCTCAACAGGATCTAAAAACTTTTTAAATTTTTTATATGCTCTATTATACCTTGTGCTTTTAACTTTATTTACTTTTATCAAAACAGCTTTTGGTGTTTTTCTTAATACATCAAATTCAATTCGTCTGTGAAAAAATGTGCTCATAGTGGATACTCCTTTATTTTCTTTTTAGCTTTCAGTTTATATAAATTATTTCTTGCGCGTGTTACTCCCACGTACCACACTCTATGCTCTTCATCTTGTTTGTCAACACTTAGACTAATACTTTTTTGCACTTTAGCACCTTGATGTAAAGATAGTATTACATTATCTTCTTCACCACCTTTTATTGCATGAATAGTTGATAACCATATCCTTGCATTTTCATAAAGTTTTTCACCCCCAGAAATTATATTCCGAATATAAAGTATTTCTTTCTGATCAGCTACGAAGATGTCGTACCAATTTTTTTCAAAATTCCAATTGCCATTGGGAATATATTCTTTGACGTCATTGATTTCCTTTTCTTCCAGCTTACCTTCTCTTAACCATTTAGTATAAGCCATCGCTCCATTATAAATACCTACATTAAAACTTTTACCTTTGTTACTTTGATAATAAATATTTTTACTTTTAAGTTCTTTCATGATGTCTAACAAGTTACTTTTAGTTCTTGTTAAGATTAACCATCTACCTTTTGTAAGATCAACTTGTCCTAAATTATTGATGTGAGACGCAAAACCCTCTTGCGCCCGTGGCAAGTATTCTTTATGTTTCCTGATGCCTGATATACGACTCACTGCTATTTGAGATTGTTCTTGCACTGCTCTTGATACTCTCCTCGAATACCTTAAAACACGTTCATTTGCAGGTTCTTTTATGAATCTGTTAACGTCAGCTCCAGCCCAAGCGAATATAGCTTGGTCGTCATCGCCAGCTAAATACATATCATCACAATTCTCTCTTAACTTATCATACAGTTGCCATTGTAATGGAGATAAGTCTTGTGCTTCATCGATAAAGATAGCTTTTAGTTTAGGAATCTTACCTGAGTTTATAACTTTTTTAATAAGATCATTAAAATCTAATAGGTGCATTTTCTTTTTATACTCTTGTAGGTTTACATAAATATGATTTAATGTGTGCCAGTCTATATCTTTTCTATCATGTTCGTTAAGATCAAACTCTTCTCTTATAGTTATATCTTTGTTAATAGCCTTACCTATCATTTGAAAATAAGGATTGTTACAAGTTAAGAAATGTGTTTGTTCCTCATTATATTTATCATTGAAGTTAACTCTTACATTTAACTTCTTACCTAAAGCTTCATAGTGATGGGGTTGAATAATAGCACTCTCATTTAAATTTAATAAATGAAAACAAAATGCATGGAGAGTTTGAAAATATGGAACTTGTTTTTCATCTACACCAATTCTATTTCTAGCTTCCTTCGCAGCTTTCTTTGTAAAAGCAAAGTAACCTATTTTATGATAAGGAGTACCGGTTCTTACATAGGCATTGACTCTTCGAATTAATCTAAAAGTTTTACCTGTTCCCGGAGGGCCATATATTTTAATTGGGTTTTTCATCGGTTCTTTTAAAAGTATCTAATAAAGTTCCCGTGAATCCAAAGCTTCCGTGATGTGTTGTTTCACCATCAACGACAGCATAAAATTTAAAACCTGCCTGTGTTGCAAGATTAGAAAAATGTGTATCTTCTCCCCACCAATAACCAGACTTTTGATCAAAGACCGTATCCCAAAAATTATAAAAGTATGAGTTTGCTTTATCAGATATAATTTCCTTTTGTTTTATCTTAAGATGTGGATGATCTTTCATAAGTTTTTCATATACTCTTCTATGTACTAAAGTTAATCCAGCAGGTCCTACAGTTATCTCTGTTAGTCCTTTGTTATCTATTTTAATATCAGTGGGATCTTTAAATGCCACAGAATATTTTACTGTATTATCTTGTGTCTTCTTTCTGTATGGTGTGCAAATCATATCTTTTTCTGCCACTAACATTCGTCCTACTACTTTTGGATCAAACTCTACATCTGAATCTACAAATAATTGATAGTCAAAACCTGATTCTAAAAACATTGCGGTTAAAACATTTCTTCCATAACCCACATAAGGACATTTAAATGTACTCACTGTAGATTTTATTTTTGCTTGTGTAAATTTATCCATTAATTTTATTAATGATAAACCTGTTGCCACCTGCATGGTATCGTATGTAGGCATGCATACAAATACAGTTGGTAATTTTTTCGTCATACTATATTCTCCTTATCTTCTATTGTTATTTTTTCTTCTGGTATTTCTTCTTTCATTAAATCATCTGCAGGCATTTTTATACACCTGACTGGTGGAAATGATTTTTCACTTTCTCCTTTTGGAAATCTTTTTTGGAATCCAAACTCAGCTTTAAAATGATTCTTAATTAAAGTTGCAGTTCTTGGTCTGTCTTTTGTCCACTCATTTCTTTTTATCTCTTCATAAAATTTATCATAATCAAAGTAATAAAACTCTTCATCTTTTAATACAGCACCACTTTTAAATGAAGCATATGTTGTAGCTTCTGGTCCATTAACATAATCTTCTAAATATTTTTTTAACATTTCAATAGGATTAGTACCAGCAGGTGGTTTAATGTCCTCTTTAGTGGCCCATAGAGCGTCCAGGATAGGCTGATATTCATTATTCTTAATGATGGGAGGAAATATTGATGTTTGGTCTGCTATGAGCGCTCTCATCTCTTTCATCTCTGAAATTTTTTTTATATGTTTTGCATGTATTTGAACAACTTTACTGTCAGATAATTCTACATTAAAGAAATATTCTGGGTCAGGTTTATAACATATTTTTATTAGACCCGATATCTGAGGCCAACTACTTTCTCTATGACTTCCAATACCATATTTTCTACGTAAACAACTTCCCTTTGCACAATATGAAGAGATAGGTAAGTCATGACAAGTATGTCCAGCAGTATCTTTGTCCCAACTTTTTATTTTTTCATTTACTTTAGAGTCTCCCCACGTGTCATCGTACTCTATAAAATCTCTAGCTGCCTGTAATAATTTTTTCTTCCAATCATCCTTGTGTTTCTTTTTTACAAACACCATGTAGTTAAATAAAAATCTATCTCTCTCATCTTTTAATTTGTTCCCTGATTCCTGAACCTGTTTGCATAACATTTGTAAGCATGGAGGACCATCCAATAGATCATCAGGACCGCCTGTTAATATTTCTTTTATTTTTTTATTGGATACTTCTTTTAATGATTCTTTTGTCTGTAAATTATCTTTGACTACATTTAAAAAATCTTCGAACTCTAATTCTTTTCCATCAGGTAATAATGCTTTACGTTCTGTCTTCTTGAAATAAGGTAAGTTAATAAATGATCCAGAGGTTCTAACATTATCTTGGTTCATTCCTAGTTGTGTTTGTTTAGGAAATATTTCTGTTTTAGATGATAGCCCAAATAAAAATAATAAATTTTGTAAAAATTCTCTAATTAAAGTTGCAGGTACCTTTTCTGCTGTGAATACATAAATGTGAAGACCATTACTTTTTGATTTAATTGGTACAACAGGTAGGTCTTTGTCTTGAATTACTTTTAAATAATGTTGAATATCAAAGCTAGAATAATCTGAGGGATCAATATCGATTGCACCAAAGCTAGCCATACCATTGTCATCACATGCTTGTATACCTATTGCACGTTTACCATCTAAATGATCTTGATAATCTTGATCAGATATATTTCTTTTAGACCAGCCATAATCACCGGGATCAAATTTTAATTTGTTTGTTTGTGGATCATGATAACCATTGTTAACATTACAGAAACCAAAGTCTCTTTCTAACCCACCAAAATATTTTCTAAATTCTTTCATAATTTATACGGCGCCTCCAGTCTCCCTTCAGCGCCGTTGTTATAACACTTTATTATACTATGTCTTGCTTCTTTTTACCAGCATCGTATTTTGGTCTAGCTGCACCTTTAGAAACTGATTTCTGAAGTTGCGCTGCTATCTCATACATAGATGCATCATCTTTATTAGTGATATCAAGATTTCTTACTCTTGATGGTTTGTAGACATGCCAGCTTTTACTCCCCGCTGTTCTTCCAAATGTGTTTAACTTATACACAGCTGAATAACTTGCAGGATTAAATGAACCTTGATCATCTGAGAATCTCAGATTTTTAATAAGGTTATTCAACTCCCTCGCTGGAGATAAATTAGAAGATCTCATTGGGACCACTGCAGGTTTTAACTCACCATCTACCATTGCTAGTACATAGAAGTATGCAGTCTTCTCAACATAATTACCATTTGGTAATCTGTATCTTCCATTCTTTTCTTCCACAGCATCGGCTGGAATCTCTAAGTGAGTTCCTACTGGAGCTGAAGCACTATCGCCTCTCTCCTGCCATTCAGGATACCTAGTTTGTGCGTGAGCGATTATAATATCTAATCCCTCCTCACCACTTATAAGTTTACCAAACCCTGATGCATAAATCATACCAGGTTTAGCTCCTTCTACATGCTTGGCGTCTCTCTCATTACATTCAGGTGATAGCTGATGTAAGATTTTCAGAATCGGTGTTGACACGTCATCTGACTTAATCTCTTCAGCTCCTTTACCAGAGTCTGCTCTGAGATTTATTGTTGCTAATGCACCTGCATTAGCTTTCTTTGCT